GAAAGAACACCTTTCTTGCACCAGGGACCTTCTGGGTATCTTTCTTTATCGTAACATTGTGGGCCCATATCTAAAATTAAACCACAAGTTGATGCTACTTGTGATCGTTCTACTGTTTCATCTGCTAATATTAAACCACCTTTAGTTTTTTCTTTTTGTTTAAAAGGTAAAACTAAAATTCTCCAACCTGTAGGTTTTGGAAGCTTTCCAGATTCGTTTTTTTCAACGCCAACTAATTCTTTATTTGGTAGGTGTATCTTTGGATTTGATACTGATGACTGTTCCTTCACTTTCATTTTGCTCCTTTTTATTTAGCAGGGTGGATATTTCCTGATTTAAATATTGATACGTTCGTATCTGACCTAACATATACTGGTATTTTTCCATGTTGTCAACACCACCAGAGACTAGCGCAGATACCACATCGTCATGTCTCATTTTGATAATTCTTTTTATCTTTTCTACAAAAGTTAAATCATCCATCTTTTTTCTCCTTCTTTCTTATGGCATTTTTGCCTTGTTTAAATATTGCAGCGACTTGTCTTTTACCCATAACCTTGGCACGCTGTTCTCCAACAGTTAAAATTTGAATTTTTCTAGCAAACGGTTTATTAATTTTTTTAACTTTCGCCACCGTCTTTCTCGCATCCGTTGGCGTTGCGAACTTGATCTTAACAGTGTCACGAGGGTTTTCATCGGTATATAATCTCCTACCATATTTTTTTCCTGGATGTTTACCTGTACCTTTTTTAGGATCAGTCATCTTTAAATTCTTTCAATACTTCTAATTTCTCTTCTGCTTGAGCAATCTTATCTATTAATTTATCTGCTTCATCTACGTGTTGTGGATGTTCACCAATCGCAACTGGTTTTTCTAAATATATTTTTAGTGTTGCTTCAGCTTCTGATATTTGAGCGTTATATCTATCTTCTAGTGCTTGTAATATTACATCTCTTAACATTTCCATCTTCTCCTAGCCTGACGTAGTCTAGAATTAGGATTTTTTGCAGCTTTCGGAAATTTTTTCATTTGACCGGCGCTTCTTGCGCAGAAGGACTTACGTCTCTTCGCAGCTTTAGATCCAGGTTTTACTTTACCCGTCACGGCTGTTTTTAGTTTTGAACCAGGGTTTGCTCTTCGATATGCAGCAACACCTGCTTTTGTCATTCCAGCCCCTTTTTCAGTGGGTCTAAAATTTTTTTTATTTCTTTTTGGCATGGTGTCTCCACCTTTTGCCATTGTAACTCTTATAGTATTTGGTTGGCCTTTTTTATTTATATTTCTATGAACGGATTTTAAAGGAATTTTAAAAGCTCTTACACTGCTCATGCTAAACCACCCATGCTCATGCTTTTTCTTTTTGTGAATGTTTTTACGTTTGTAGGTTTAGGTCCCACATTGGCAGCTGCCCGTTTCCTGGCAACGGCAGATCTTCTCTGTCCTTCTGACATTCGTCTCGCTTTCGCTAGAGGCACGCATTTTGGGTACTTCCTCTTCGCATCCTTCTTTTGTTTTGAACGGCCACACTTTGCAAATGAGCCATCTTTTCGCTTGCTCCCAATATCTACCCATTTTTGTTTGAACCATTTATCAAGACCATTTTTAGACATGTTTAATTATTTTAGTTTTCTTTGCTCTATTTGACATGATAGCACCGCAACCTCTAGCTACGAAACCACCTTTTTTTAATCCTTGTCTTTTTAATCTGGAAGTTGCTTCCATTAATCCACCCTTTGCTTTACTGCCTCTGAAATCTTTTCTTTTAACTCCAGATGGATCTTTAATTTTTCCGGCACAAATTTTAGAAGCGTATGCATTTGCATATGCCGACGGGTACACGTCGAACTTTCTTTTCGCTGCTGCTTTACCTCTTGGACAAAGTTTTGTCATTTATCTTTTCCTCGCCGTTTGTGCAGCTCTTCTAAAGTTAGCTGCAGTCGGTGCACCCTTTGCACCTTTCTTTTTCATTTTACCACCACGTTTTCTTTTGGCATGAATGTTCGCGTATAAACCTTTACGTGCCATTATTTTTTTCTCTTCTTTACTCTTCCACCTTTTTTAGCAACCATTCTATCCGGATTAAAACCCATTTTTTTAATTGCTTCTTTTCCTTTTGCTGTCTTAGCCATTTTAGCTAAACCTTTATTTTTACTTTTACTTATTGGTTTTCCCATTATTTTTTCCTTTTTATTCCAGCTTGAGAAAGGGCAATCGCAATTGCCTGCTTTCTATTTTTTACTTTTTTCTTAGAGCCGCCAATGTTGAGTTTGCCTTTTTTAAACTCACGCATTACCTTCTTAACTTTTTTCTGGCCTTTCACTATCTATTGATCTTTCCAGATTTTTTAGCTTTAGAACCAAATTTTCCATAAGACTCATCTCTAGAAGCTTTCAATTGCTTTTTAGTTCTTTTCTTCTTAATTCTCATAGCAATTGATTCATCTTTTCTAGCTTTGAATCCTTGTTTTTTCTTACCGACTTTACCGCCTTTTTTCATAGCGCCTCTGTCCATAAGTTCAGTTGGCATTCTTTTAGACCTCATGTTTTCACCTTGTCCTCGTGAATACATCATGTCTCCTGTTCTGCCACCCATTCCGCCGCCAGCTAATTTTTTTCTACCGACTTGTCCTCTTGGTTGACCTACTTGTGTATTAAATCTAAAGTTTGGCATTATTTTTTTCCTCCGTTTCTAAATATTTGTGTTCCCTTTATACCATAAATGCTCGCCACGACAAGGATCCATAAATTTGTGAACCATTGGGGCAGTGATGAAAAATACTCAAAGAACAATTTCATCTTATCCATGGCCGCGGGATCATCTGATATCACCGCCCAAGCAAGCACTGCTATCGGCGCCGTTAATACAAGTAAAACGAATTCGTCTTTCCAGTCCGATTGTCGGGCTTCTAAAAGTTTTCCCTGGTATTCCGCCTGTCCGTCGGCCATACGCTTTGCATGCATATGCTGAGCGTCAGCCATAGCCATCTTTGTCTCCTGGCGCTTCTTAAATATGTGCGTGCCAGCCTGCAAAGCAACCTTTGCTAAACCAAACCACGCCATACTAATACCAAGTAGCTTTTACCGGCTTCTTATCGGGTCTAATTCTTCTAGTTCCTTTTACATCCACAGTCTGTGATTCGTTTGGCATAGTAGTTTGGATATCAATCCCACCTTTTTGCATGCCATCCTTGTCTGCACCCAACTCTGGAGTAATTTTTGGATCTTTTACATTATTTTTTGTCATAGTTTCTCCTTATACTATCTTTTTGGACCTTTCAAGATCTCTACATCAGCCATTTTGAATAAATCATTCTGAATTTTAGCTGTTTGAGACATTGCTTGCTTTGTTAATGATGTACTTGCTCGTAAATTTGCTAATTCTTCGTTTTGTTCGAGCTTTTCATCAAACTGTTCTTGACCCATAAGCTGTTTTGATCGATCTAAATTGATTTTTTCTTGATCTTGCTCACGTTTTACACTTTCGTTAAGCGCTCTTAGGTCTAATTCTCTTGCTTTTAGTTGTGCAACAGGGTCATTTCCAAATGCACCCATAATTTCTTGTTCTTCTTGTCTAAATTCTCTCATCATTTCAGCAATCAACTTAGATTTTCTAGATTCCATTTGTGTTGTAACTGTTAAAATCTGTTGTTGTACTTGTGGGTCTTGTTGTAGCTGTGGATTTACCTGTATAGCTTGTTGCAATTGTGTAATTTGTTGTAGCTCAGTTGCAAATTCTATTTCTAATTGTTCTTGTGCCATTAAAGAAATGTGTTCAAAGATATTTTTTTCTAATGCACCCATAATAACAGGATTATTTTTTGCCATATTCATAGCCATAAAATTTAAGTGAGCTGTAATGTGAGCTCTGTGATCTTGACCTTTGAATGCTTGAAAAGGTTTTCCAGTCATTGCCATAATATTCTCTGATGCAGGATCCATTGGCATTGGTTGTTGCGGTGGTGGTAATATTGCATCAATATTTTTTACACCAATTGCTTCGTACATATCTCTGTACGCTTCGTACATGTTATGCATTTGTGGATTAGACATAGCTAATTGTAATTCTGTTTGTGCTAAACTTATTCTTTGTGATTGTGAAAATATATTTGGATCAGCTACAGGAATAATATCTATCTTGTCATCAAAATCCGTAACCTTAATATTTCGTTGTGCACCAACGACGTCATAAGGATACTCAGCAGGCAAATAAGTTTTAAATACATTCGCAAGTAATTCAAACTCTTGTTTCATCGCCACATACATTCTTTTGTGTATGGCTGACATGACTCTGGAACCACGTTCTAAGAGAGCTATGGTCGTACCAACAGCTGCTTGTTGGTTGCCGTCACCGACCTGCATGTCAGCTATGGCGGCAAATCGTTGTCCTGCCTGAACTACAATCCCCATCAACTGCAATAAAGTCTGTGATGGTTCTTTAAATGGTAAGGGCATAAATGCGTCTCTGATGTTTCCACCAGGTGCATCTACATCTCTGAACTCTCCAGGTTGGATAGAATTTGCTTCGTCTCTTACACGAATACCTCGTTGTTTAAAACCTGCAGGCATATTTGAAAATGTACCTGCATCAATTAATTGTCTTAATGCGTTAGTTGCAGTTCTAGATAAACCACCAATCATGTGGATTAAACCAAAACCGTAGAATCCTAGACCAGGTAAAAATTTAAAATGAACAAAATATTCTATTTTCTTTTTTAACGGATCCATAGGTTGATAGTTTCTTCTAATAGATAATACTTCTCTACTACCAGCATCCAACGTAATAATGTATGGAAGTTTGATTCCAGTCATATCACCAGCGTTGTCTTTATCTTCAAATCCCTCTAGATCTAAATCCATGTGAAATTCTAAGATAGTGAAAATATTATCTTCTCTTGTTTTCTTAACACCTTCTAACTCTCTTTCTTTTTTCTCTACGTCTGTTTCTTGATTATATCCAGGGTTTATTTCTATATCTCTATAGAAACCTGACACTTGTTTTTTTCTTAAATCATTTTCTGACATTTTTAATTTATGCACAACTGCTTCTGCATCTTCGATAGATGTTGCAGTGTATGGAACTATTAAATCATCAGCGGGTACGAACTTAGAAACAGCTCTGCCTAAGAGTTCATCATAATAGATTTTCTTGAAGGCAGAGCCACTAAGAGGGAGATAAAAAAGCATTTGATCGAACTCGGGTTCATACTCCTTCATCACATTCATGAGCTGATAGTTCATGAAATTTTTTACTCTAACAGATTGATCTTCTTTCTGTCTACTCGGTGCACCCATGGTCTGAGTATGCACTGGTCCATTTGCTGGAAGTAATTCTTTGTAAGCTTGCGCTTGAAACTGTGTAACAGCTTCTCCTAAAACAGGGTGTGTTACACCACTTGCGTTTTGAAATGGTTGTGTTCTGTTTTCATATTTAAATCCTAAAAGATCTAGACCCTTTGTATAACTTTGTTCCCAGTCTCTTCTAGATGTTTTGTAATTTTCGTAATTCTCATAAATCTCAGATCCAAGTCTGCCAAGTATTTCTTCTGGTAATAGGTCTGCTAAATTATCAAAATGGCTTTCGCTGTTAGGTTGATTGATTGCTTCAGGGTCAAAATTAATTTCAACAGAGCCATCTTCTTGCTCCTCAATTTTTACATCTTCTGGACCAACTTGCTCTTGGATATTTTGTTCTGTCGCTACCTGAAGTTCTTCTTCACTAGGCGTTTTTATTGTTTGCTCTACGTTTGGAAGAGCTTTGTCTATTTCTGCCATTTATTTTCTCCGAGTTCCGAACCACTATAGTCGGTTTATATGGAACATTCAACCCTTGTGGGTCTGGTCCTCTAAGTGGTGGTATTGTTCTAGTTAATCGTTTTATCATCTTCTAAATTTATCAGCGTTCAATGTTTTACTAAATGTTATAAAAGGTGATGGATCACTCATAAAACCTTCTTTTGTTATACCCACACCATAATCAACCCTGCCTCCGAATAAAGGAGTTGAACCACCGAAAGTTAATTCAGGGTCAATATCTATTTCATCAGGATTAATAAAATCACTAAAGTTTTGTCTAAGATTCAATAAGCCATATTGAGTGGGTAAACCAAGGTCCACAAATTTTGGAACATTAACTCCTAATACATCTTCCGTTCCAAGGTTTATTGTAATAGGAATAGTACCATCTTTTGGTGGTGGCGGAATATTCGTGGGTTTATCATCACCTCCTCCTGTAAAAGGATTATCGTCTCTAACATTTCCTCCTACGTCCGTGCCTGGTGAAATGTTTTCGCCACCCGCTACTGCACCTTTGAAAAATCCGACTCGGCCGCCGTCCTTAAGTCCCATAATTCCTTCTGACTCCGTTTCTACATTTAAATTTCTATCTTTGTAATCAGAATATTTTTTAGCTAGCTCTGGTCCAACAAGATATGCAATACCAAGCTCCTCTCCTTCTAGCCCTTCGTCTTTTGCTTTTGCAACATCAGATACCCCAAGTGCAACACCTAACGCTCCTACAAATGGAACGAATGGTGCAACAGCTCTAAGTGTGCCTTTTGCAAGACCTTTTAGTATTGTACCTTTTGGAATATCAAAATCTTTTATTGTTTGTTTTACGGGTGCTTCTACGGGAACTTTTTTAAGTTCATCACGAACATAAGTTTTAGACGGATAAGTTGTTGGATCTAAGTTATCATAATTTTTTATTCTAGAAGAGAATGCTTTGAAGTCTTCTGTTAGCAAAGCTTTTTCTGGTCTGTCTATTTTAGATAAAGGTTTTACATCTGTTGTTAATTTTAATGATTCAATATCTATTTTTTTCTTACCAGATTTAATTAACTCTTCTGCCTCTAATTTTGTAATTTTAGATAGATCTTTATCTGATGCGACTAGAGCTTTTGTTGAATCAAATCCAATGTCTTTTATTTTTTTAAAATTACCTTTGTTATCAACTTCCAATAATTCAAAGTTTACCACACCAGATGCTTCACCTTTTAATTGTCCACGTAAACCTCTTGCTATTGAATTGTATTTTTCTGCTGCAGCTCTTTTTGTTGCAACATCTGCATTTTTATTATTTAAAGTTGCTAGTGCAATTTTAAGAGCATTGTTACGAAGTCTTTCCACTTTTTCAACCGTATCAGATATGTTTACAGCAGAAGGTATTAAAGCAAATTTATTTAAAGTTTGTGTGGTAAATTTTGGTTGACCATGTTGAATAACAATATCTTTAGATAAAGACCCAGGGAATTTTTCTGTTTTATATTTTTGTAAAGCTTTATAAACTCCATACGGATCTTTCTTTTTATAGTTTGCTTCTTTAAATCTTTTTATTCTTCTTTTTTCTTCTGATGTTTGAAAAGGTAAAATATTTTTGTTATAGTTATTGCTGTCAACAACTTGACTAACATTAATTTTTATCTTCTCTAAATTTTCTTTTGTTGCGGGAACGGATATATTATTTAAATTTAATTTTTTATCAAAGGTAACTCTAAAAGATTTACTGCCAGCCGGACTTGTTTCTACAGAAAGAGATATACCTTTTACTTTTAAATCTTTTAATTCTTTTACTAATTTAGGGTTAACTTTTGTTATACCAGTAGCTTTCTTACCACCAAGTTTTGCTGCTTCTAATTTAGTTAAAGGTTTTGCATAATCTACTCCCTCAACTAAATAAGATTTAATTGTTTTAGCAGCACGACCTGTAGCTTTAAATATTTCGTTCTGTGTTGGGATTCTTCCGTTTTCTAATTTAAAATTTTCTACGAAAAGTTTTAGCTCGTCTTGGATGGGCATCTAGGCCTCCAGTAATTCTGATATTCCGCCGCCTGCTAGGGATATTACTTTTTTCTCTTTGATTTCTTCTACTTCTTCTTCTCCACCTTTTGCCATGCCAGACATAGCTTCTCTTCTAAATTCCTCAAAAGTCATTGGTTGTAAACCTTGCTCTAACATGTCAAAAATATATTTTTCATACTCTTCAACTAAAATAGGATCTCTATCGTCAGAACCAGCTTGTATCATTGGGCCTTCTGACAACATTATTTTAGCATCGTCAGTTTGCATAATTCCTGATTCTTGATTATCAGGCATTGGGTCTGCAATTTTAATATTATTTTTTCTAATATAGTCTGTAAGAGTATCACCTGGTTCTACACCTACGCCTCTTTCAAATGCATCGATTACGTCTTCGTATTTTTCAAATTCCATACTAATAATACTCCAGTTGTCTTGGTTCTCTCGGCTCTTCTTTTTCATCTTCTGGATGAGGTAGAAGTCCGCCCTGCCGTATTCTCATCAATGCCTGTGTTGTGCTATCAACGTAGTCATCGTGATCACCATGCGGGAACGCTGCACATTCTTCAACTACTTCTTGTGCAAAGTGCTCATGCATAGGAGCATATACCTTACCGCTTTCGAAAAGCGGAGATATTGAGTTTACTCTCGCTTGTTTATCATTTCCACGGCTAGGTGTAAAGTTAATTACTGGGATTCCCATTCTTCTCAATTCTGACGTTAATGGTATTCCTGATGCCTTGGCCTCGATTAAAACCATATCAGGACGCCAGTATAGATACTCTTCATGAGCCACGCGACGTAGTTCAGGGAACTCGTACCTATCTTTAAATGCATTGAGTAAGATAATATTATAACCTTTGTCTTCATCTTCAAAGACTCCCCATGTCGTTATCGCACTAAAGTCGGCTGATTCTTTTTTTAAAAATGCCGTATCATAACTCTGCACAATATAATCGACTCGAGGTGGGTTGTGTCCTTCCCAGTTTTGCCACCACTCTCGTTTTAATATTGCGCCTTCTTCAGCTGTTGGCTGTTGCATATACTGAGCGTTCCAGTTTGAAACTGGAATAGATGCTTTAGTTTTTTCTAATTCTTCAGCTGTCCAGTATTCTGGCCACACTGGTTTACCTGATGGTAATAGCGCTGGTAGTTCTACAACTTCCCATTGATCAGAATCATCTTCTCCCTGAGCCCTGATTAATTGTCCAGTTAGATCCTTGGTATTCCATCTTGTCATTACAACCACAATACGTCCGCCTGGTTGTAAACGTTGACGTGGACCTGATGTATACCAGTTCCAAGCTTTTTCGAAAGACTTACTATCTTTTCTAATATCTTGTTCTTTGTGTGGATCATCAATGATCAGGAGATCGGCACCACGGCCCGTGATTGCTCCACCAACACCAGCTGCAAAATATTCTCCTCCCTGTTCCGTTTTCCATTTACCAGCAGCCTGAGAGTCCTCTTGCAGTCTTGTAGAAAAAAGTTCCCGGTACCGGGGCTCATCGACCAGGTTTTTTGTTTTACGACCAAAGTCTATTGCAAGATCTGCAGTGTGGGTCGCTTGAATAATTTTTAGTTTGGGATTACGGCCAATCATCCATGCCGGGAGTAAGTATGAGGCAAACTCCGATTTTGTATGTCTTGGCGGCATGTTGATGATTAGGCGCTTAATCTTGCCAGAGGCAAGTTCGTTAAATTTTTTATTAATAATTTTATGATGTGATCCTTCAATAAACTCAGGCCAAGCATAGTTCACAAAACTCAAAAAGTTATTTTCGATTTTTGGTTTGGCTTTTGCTAGTTCTAGACTTCTTTCCAATTCTAAAAGTCTTTCGCTTTCTTCCTTGGTCAATCCGTCAAAATTTTTTGAAAAATTTTTTTCGTTAGACATATATAAACTTGTTTTCAAAACCTTTACCATAACTGTCTGTATTCTACAATATATACGTACTCTGGGACCCCTTCTGTGTCAAAGGGGGGTTGACCTTTTATAAACAAAACAAAAACGTCGTTTGGTCTGGTACCTCTATTGGGGTGGGCCCGCCCGGTCACATGCCCCCCAGGGGGTGGGCCCGCCCACACACATGCCCCCCAGGAGCTATGCAGTTTTTGCATAGGATATTGTAGGATTATTATAGATATAAAAAAACCGTGGCCCAGATTACTGGGCCACGGTTAAGGACACACTATGGAAAGTGTTCTATTTATTGAGAGTCGTAACCCTCAAATTTAAACTTTAATTGTTTTGAGTCCTTTATTTCATCAGTTAATATTAATGGCTCTTCCATATTAACTATTGAAAATAAAACAGACTTATTCTTATTAATTATTCTGTGAGCGTCTAACAATTCGTTAGCGCCTTCCAAATAATCTGAAGTCCCTGCGATTGTATAATCATCATTAAAATGATCATACTTTTGATGTTTAATTATTAAGTACATATTATATCCTTTCATTATGGTTAGGTAGTCCAGTTAAGACAGCCATTACACCTGCAAAGCTGACTAACAGTCCTGGTATTGTATATTCACTATGCATTGCCAATATTAATCCTAACATTGCCAACACAAATCCTATTAAAACTTTTAATAGTGATAGCCACATATATAACATATTATCCTGCCTTCCTTTCCTGGTTTGCGCTCATCTTAACTGGTCTTTTTGCACATCTATAATTTTTTCTGAACGTGTCAAAATATATAACGTGCTTTTCTGTGAAGGTGCATTTACTATCCCACTTAAATGGTCTGTGTATAAACTTACCATATTTATCTGCTTTGTATGAGATAAGCCCTGTTGTACCTTCTTTTATTTTTATTGTTTTCATATTATATCCTTTCTTTTATATCTGGGATATTACAGGATATCCCAGATATTGTCAACAACTAAATTAATTAATTGTTTCATCTATTGGTGGTAAAGCTTTTACTTCTCTATTCCAGCTTAAACCGTCTTTTTGTAGGTTGTTATGGAGTTTAGTTTTTAAACTGTCCGGGCTTCCTGCTTCCATGATTTCTTTATATGAAGCCCTTTTATTTTCCTCCAATGTTGCAAGCACTTTGCCCTCGGGTGTTTGTTTAATTTTTGCCCGTGCAAAGTCCCCGGCCCAGTCTCTTATTTGTTCCCAGCAATCGTCCGGAGTTATACGGCTTGAACCATAACCAAATAAATCAAAATCCTTTTCTTTGAATTTATAATTTATATCCTTTTTAGCTTGTTTGGTTTTATTAAAAAACCTTGCCGCTTTACTCATTTTAGTTTTAACATTATTAATAGCTTCCTGCAGCTCTTCAATAATTGGTGTTGCGCCAATATCATCTGCCAGATTTTTTTCTGCTATCTCTATTGCTTCTGCTTCTATTGATTTTAATTTCAATTCCGCAGCGTTAATCAACGGGTCATAGTTCCGGTTTAACTCGGATACAAAGTGGTCCCGTTGCCATTTTTGCATTGTGCTTTTTGCCATGTTTTATCCTTTCTGTTAATTATTTTTATACC